TGACATGGATAGCCGCCAGTGATGAGGTCAACTTTGTCTCGAAAAGGTTGTACTGGCAGGGTTTTAAGATTCGACCATATACAGCTAGGTAAAAGCTCCCCTCTTTCCATCTTGTTTGCCAAGTTCGCAATCGCGTAGGCTTCGATCTCGACATAAGCGACTGTTCGATGTTTAAACCCGGCAAGGTCAAGTCCTCTTTCAATGCCACCATATCCTGAGCAAAATGAGAGGACAGTGGGTAGTTCTTTGGCAGTATCCACACTAGACATTGCTCTTGCTTTCAATAGATGGAAAATCAATATTTAAACTAAAACGAGTTACTAAAAAATGCTGTAGTTGCTCCGTCACCTTCATCAATTCGGTAGTTTTTAAATCGGCTGTGCTGTGCGTATCGGGATACATAGCGACCTGAACTGGCCGCCAGATGTGTTCTTTAATTGACTGTTTTGTCCATTGCACTGTGATGGTTTTGCTCAACATCGGTGAAGTGATTTCCATTTCATGCCCCGAATCATTGCAAGCGTT